TAGGAGCACAACGTCAGGCATTAGGATATACAGATACCGCAGCACTTGAGGCAGCAGGTGCAGGTCAACAACAGCAAATGCAACGTGAACTTACAGCAGCTGAAAAACAATTTTTGGATCAACAAAATTTTCCAAGAGAGCAAGCTGATTTTCTATCTAGTCAAATTAGAGGGTTGGCTCCGGTTGCACCTAAGCGAACAACATCTATGGGGCAATCACAAGGGCAAACATATTCACCGTCACCACTGTCACAGATAGCCGCAGGTCTTGCTACTTATAAAGGTCTACAAAATTTAGCTGGTAATACAAATTAAGGGTAGTCAAACATGGGTTACGAACTTAATAAACTAATGACACAATATGGGTTGGCTACACCTACGATGCTTTCCTATGATGGAGAACGTGGTCCTGATGTAGAAACCATCAACGAAGAAACCGGAGAAGTAACGACAACTCCGGGTGAGATTACTTTTGACCCCGCCAAACAAGCTGCATTCGATCAATATCAGAAAGAGTACCAATTCCGTTTGAATAACGCTCCAATGTACGCAGGCTCACAATACCGTACAAGACCTGCGCAACAGCAACCTCAAACTTATGAAGATATGTTTTCCATGTATTTAGGTAGACCAATGGGAGATGGGGAACGAACTAGGTTTCCGTCAACAACTGGTCCACTTAGCGATGCCCAAAGAAATGAATTTTTAAGAATTTATGAACCCGAATTTGCCGACTTAGGAATAAACAATACTGGTAATCAATTGGTCATGGATCAAATTGGCAACTATTACGGTAATATCTTACGGAATCCAAATTTCGCCGGTACCCCTCCAACTCCTGTTGATCGATCAGCACCGTTTATAGAAAGAAATCCTACTGTTGTTAATCCTAATCCACCGTCTTCTGGCCCTTTTATTACGACAGACGAAGGATATGAAAACGCAGTAATAGATGGAGAAGTGCAACAATCATTTTTGGATTTTGCTAAACAACAAGAAGAAAACCTTGCTAATATTGCAAACCCACTGCCAGACGAAACTATCTTGACAATAGAAGACGCACGCAATTTAGATCCATTTGCTGAAAGTAGCATTAGAGGCATACCTGCGTATGGAGCTTACATTGGTGAAAATATTGATGTCTTTAATGATATTATGAATCAACCGGGATACTTAGCACTCAATATTCCAGAATATACGGAAGAACGGGGTTTTGGTGGATTTGCACCCGGTACTCCAGAAGCTCTAGAAGTGCAACAGTATATAGCTAAAGCAGCTAAGGATCATTTTGTTAACCACGGATTCCTAGAGGGAAGAAAATTCTACAAAACAGGCGGTGCAGTTAAAGGATATAATCAAGGAACGACAGATGGTCCTTTCGTTGATCCAATGTCAGGTGCTTTCCCAAAAAACCAAGCTGAGGCAACTGGCTTGAAAGTTCAGATTCAAGAAAATATTAACAATAATCCACAACAGACAGTGGTAAGCGAATCCAGTGTAATTGAGACACAACCTGACAATACTGAAGCGTTGGAAAATATGCTTGTTCAACTGTCGGGTAACCAAGTTAATCCCTATCAATCAATAATGGATAGCTTGTCAGGAAAAGTCACTGAGGCACAAACAGGTTATGATCAAAAGTTAGCAGAAATGTTAGCTAACACAAGACAAGGTCCAGACAAAGCTGAACTGTATTTCAACCTTGCTTCCGCATTGAGTGCTCCAACCAAGACAGGAACATTTGGGGAATCATTAGGATTAGCTGCAAAACAATTTGGAAAATTTGCTTCTGATTCACGCAAATTACAACAAAGTGCAGATGCTGTTGAACTTAAACAGGCAGCTTCAAAACTCAAATCATTACAATCCAGATACCAAAAACTGCAAGACAAAACATCAGAAGCAGCAATCAAAAACAAAGAACAACAATTTAAGGCAATCAAATTTTTATCTGAAAGTGGATTTAAAGGACAAGAGTTAGCATTGAAAGCTGCAAATGTAGAAATTAAACGAGCACAATTAGAAATAAACAAAAACAAACCACAGAGTAAATTTGGTAAAATTGCAGCCGAAAAAGGTTTAACTCCCGGTACGCAGGCATTTTTTCTAGACGTTGCAAAACAAGAACAATTAGAAGCACAACAAAAGAACGAAATGCCAAGTTGGCAGGGGAAAAGTTTAGAAGAGAAAGTGGCTACTGGTAACGTAGCTCGTTATAGCATGGGCCAATTGAGAGAAGCATTGCGACTTAACGAAAACGCTTATGCTGGTGATTTGGTTGGCGTTACAATGAGCGAGTTGAAATCTTTGTTTGGGTCCGATAGGGAAAAAATAGTAAACACAAGATTGTTGAAAAACATTTTAAGTGCGGAAGCCCTACAAAAACTCAAAGCTACTTTTGGTGGTCAAATTTCCGATGGAGAAAGAGATGCTCTATCTGAATTAAGTGGTGTTAATGCTAGAAGCTCTAAAGAGAGAAAACGAATTATTAATAATGCGATAGCCGTTTTAGACCGACTAGCATACAACACTCAAAAAGATATAGAATGGTTTGGTTCACCTGAAAGCTTTAGAGCACCGTTTGAGGGTTATGCCCAATATCAATTAGAGAATTTCCGTTTTGCAGACGATGACGTTAGGCGGCAACAATGAGTGATGAATCTAATTATTATGGAAACTTAGCACGAGCGGGTGCAGAGGGCTTGCTTATGGGTTTTGGCGGTGAAGCCGAAGCCTATCTAAAATCGAAAATTCTTGGTACGAGTTATGACCAAGAGTTAGATAAAATAGAAAAAAGTTATGGTAAATTTAAACGAGATAATACGGGAATCGCATTAGGAACTGAAATAGCAGGTGGGGTGTTACCTACACTTGCAGCTTTGTTTGCACCTATTCCGGGGTCACGAGTTGGAGCCGCAGTCAACATTGGTCGCATGGGTCAGGCGTTAAAGGGGTTCCTTAGACCCCAAAGAGTTGTCGGAGACATGAGTAGGCAAGCAACAAAACGGATACCCCGTAGAGCGAGAAGACTTTTAAACAATCGTGTTACACGGGCAACAGGCACCGGAGGTACAACGGGTGCAATATCCGGAGCGGGAGCAGCGGAAAAAGATCAATACGGTAGACGCGATAGGTTACGTGGAGCTAAAGAAGGAGCAATCCTTGGAGCTTTTTTAAATCCAGCACTGCAAGAATTTGGTGGTGGTGCCTTGGCAGCTACCAGAAATATACGCAATAGATTTCGTAATCCGACATCAGATGCGGTCACTAGAGAGGCCGTAGAGGTTATTCAAAACCGTTTAGGGCCAGATGTAGATATTGGTGAAGTTATAGAAGAAGTAACTAAACAACGTGGAATGGGCGTACCAGCAACCCTCGCAACTGTTGATGATGATCTAGGTAGATTAGGATTGTCACAAGCTAAACAAAGTGATGAAGCTGCCCGAACCTTTATGGAAAAGTTGCCACCAGAAAGCGCTGCAAGAGATCGGGTGCGTTTACAATTACAAACAAGGTTAACCGACAAAAACTTTGCTGACTTTAAAGATGAAATTTTAAACATTAGGAAAGACAATGCTGATAGATTGTATAAAACTGCGCGAGAAAATAATGTCGTTATTGATGATAAAAAGATTTTAGACTTTGTAAACGATCCTGATATTAAAAAATATTTGATCCCAGCAAAGCAACTCCAAGCAGGAGAAACAAGGAGAGCGAAATTATTTGATCAAGAGGATATTGGAATGAATATTGAGATTGATTCAAGTGGCAAAATTACAGGACTTGATTTAATTTCAATTGATAAAATTAGACAGGCAATGGGCGATGATCTTCAAGATAAATTTAGTGCAAATTTAAGAGATGACAGAAACGCACTGTTAACTGCTGTTGAAAGTTTAGATCCCAAAAAATACGGTAAAGGACTTGAAGCATTTGCTTTAGCTAGAAAAACATATAAGGGCGATATAGAAATTGAAGAGGCAGTAGAGCGCGGTGCTCAATTAATGGGTTCTAATAAATCAGCATCAGAATTTAAAAACGCCTTGAAAGACATGACAGAAGGGGAACGAGATGCTTTTGTTGTGGGTGCCATGAGAGTGTTAACTAAGCCTTTAGACACATCTACAAGTCAAAAGAAAAACTTCGCTGAAATGATTGATTCTCCGGATGTACAAGAAAAATTACGAGTAATGTTACCGGATGTCGATGATGGTGGATTTGACCTACTTAACAATGCCCTTATTGCAGAAAACGAATTTTTGAGAAGAACGGCTGGCTTGTTACGAACTAGCGGAAACACACTGCAAAGAACCTCTGATAAAAAAAATATGCTTAGAGAAGGTGCTACGGAGTTAGTCTTAGATAATGTATCTGGTGGACTTTCAAGAGCTATGTTACTTCCCCAAGTTTTCAACCTAATACAAGACGTAAAAACTCCGGACTCTGTTAAAGCTAGAATTGCGGAACTTCTAGTTGGAACTCCAGAAGAGGTTGCTACCGCAGTAAAATCAATTGAAAAGCTAACGAGTACAGTTCCGAGGAATAATAAATTAAGACAAGAATTTCGTGAGGAAGTCGTTGGTGGGGTAGCACGGGCTGTTGAATCGGAAAGTGATGATACATATTAGGGGAATAACGTCATGCCTAAATTATTAGATAAAATTCAAACGTGGGTAGGAAAACAACCTATCATCGTTCAACTAGGTATACTTTTTGTTAGTTCGTTTATTGTAATAGCTTTACTAATTTCTGCTTTTAACGGAGCGTAACGGTGTTAACTATTATCGGAAGCCTAATTGGGTTCGGAACGAGTTTCCTGCCATCTATTCTAGACTTCTTTAAAGAGAAAGAAAGTAATCGGCACGAGTTGGCGTTGATGGACAAGCAAGCCGAATTGACCAGAATTACGGCTGAGTTTGAACGTGACAAGGCAGAGGTGCAAGCTCTATCGGCTGAGACAGTTGCCCTCTATCAACAGGCAAGCACTGAGAAAAACGATGGGTGGGTTGGTGCGTATCGGGCTAGTGTAAGGCCGACAATAAGCTATTTATTTTTACTTACTTATCTAGGAATTAAAGGTGTTTGTTTGTGGAATGCTATGTCTCAAGGTGTTGTCGTGGCAGATGCTTTGCCTCTCATTTGGAATGATGAAGTGGATAGTCCTATTTTAGCAAGCATCATTAGTTTCTACTTCGGCAGTAGGATGTTCAGGAAATAAACTATGGAAGGTATTTCTATAACAGAATGGATCAATGTTTTCCTTGGAGTTTTTGCCGTGTTAGGATCAATCGTATTTGCCCTCGTGAGAAATCACGTGCTACTAGCGGAAGCGCAGAAAAAAATTGAGACTTTATTTACGCTGGTAAATTCTTTACGAGATCGTATAAACAATGGAAGGGATAAATAATGGCTCCTACAAAAAAGAGCACAGTCAATGCGTCTAAAAATTATACGAAACCCGGACTTCGAAAAAGAATATTCAATTCGGTTAAAGCCAGTGGAAAAGGGGGTAGGCCCGGTCAGTGGTCAGCACGCAAGGCTCAAATGGTTGCCAAGAAATATAAAGATGCAGGTGGGGGATACAAATCCTGATGGGAAAAACACCTAGACAAAAAAGCCTTACCAACTGGGGCAAACAGAAATGGCGTACTAAAAGCGGTAATCCGTCTACTCAGGGTGCCAAGGCAACTGGTGAACGTTACCTCCCGGAGAAAGCTATAAAGCGTCTGAGTAGCCAAGAATATGCGGCTACAACCCGTGCCAAACGTCAGGCAACTAAAGCGGGTAAACAGTTTTCTAAGCAACCAACAAAAGTTGCAAGCAAAACCAGACAATATAGAAAGACAAAAGCATGAACGCAATCAAGTTCGAAAAAGAAATGGACCGTGACGGTGACGGTATTATAAGTGCCGAAGAGGTGCAGGTTGCCGATCAACATCAAAAGGCTACCATCCAAAGCCGGCTTACAGTTGCTAGTTTTATAGTGATGGTTTTATTGGCTTGTGTGTTGTTATCAGGGTTAATCCCGGACAGTAGGATTACAGCCTTGTCAGGCCTCATATCAACCCTGTTTGTGGCGCTGGCTGGTATTATTGGTGCCTACTACGGTATGCAAGCATGGATGTCGAGAAAGTAATCAAAACATCTGACCGTGGCATCGATCTCATTAAGGCTTTCGAGGGCTTCCGGGCAAAAAGCTACCAGTGTTCGGCCTCGGTCTGGACCATAGGTTGGGGTAGCACGCGACTAGCCGATGGCAGTAGGGTAACACAAAATACCCCTGAGATGTCCAGAGATGAGGCAGAAAGCCTGCTTAGGAAACAATTAGTGTCATACGAGCAAGCAGTGCTCAGACTTGTACCGTGCAAGCTGACACAGTCTCAATTCGATAGTCTTGTTAGTTTCGCTTATAATCTTGGCTCCGGTTCGCTCCGAGCAAGTACACTTCGTAAGAAAGTGATAAAGGGTGACCCTACTGCACCGGATGAGTTCCCTCGTTGGTCATATGCCAGTGGTAAATTTATCCGTGGGTTACACCGTAGACGGATGGCAGAAAGAAATTTATTTTTGTCGAGTTAAACACTTGCAATCTACTCCGGAAACAGTTATAAATAAGGATAACTTAAAACGGAGAACTTAAATGGCTTGCACACAACACGATCTTCCAGACAATATCCAAGACGGTCTTGATATTAAATCATGCTACAAGTGTGACGGAAAAGGTTACACAACAATTGGTTTTATGGAAACGGCTAAGTCACAACACCTTCTTGAATTTTCTAGAGCTAACAAAGCTAAAGCTAACCTTTGCAAATTTTGTGAGCCATGCAATGGCTCTGGGTTAGGTGAAAAAGTCAAAAAAGTTTGGTACGAAGATTGTCACAAGTGCGAAGGTAAGGGTTGGGTTGCATGGGGTTCAGAAGACAAAGTATGTTGGTCTTGTGGCGGTGCAAAAAAACGTGCTTTTAAAACTTCTCCTGAGACTCGTGCAAAAAGACGAGCTACAGCACAAATCAAAAGAAATGAAAAAGAAGCTCTCCGTATAGAAAATGAGTTAGCTAGGCAACGTACAATTTACGGTGGTCTTACTTTTGCAGAAAAAGAAGCACAGATCAAAGCACAATGGGCCGAAGAAAAAGCCAAAGCTCAAGATGTACCGACAGGAACAGTTAATATTTCTGGTCAAGTTCTTAAAGTTGATTTGAAAGAAACTAGATTTGGTGAAGTTTTAAAAATGACAGTTAAAGATCACAACGGTTTCGTAGTTTGGGGTTCTGTACCAAGCATTTATGATGATGAGGGTGTAGCTGTTTTTGTTAGTAAAGGTGACACTATTACTTTTACGGCAACTGTAACACCGTCTGACAAAGACGCTAAATTTGGGTTTTTCAAAAGACCTAGAAAAGCTGTCATTTCTAAAGTGAGTAATTAAGAATGGAGAATGAATACAACGTTGAGCCTATCAACTATCAAGATTGCTTGCCTTTCATATTGGATATTCACTATGCGAGGCGAGTACCCTCGATAAGTTGGGCATTCGGGTTATTTAAAAAAGGTGACAATCCTCACGATCTGTTCCGCATTGGGCCACTCGTGGGGATTGTTTCGTTTGGCACTCCACCATCACCTTCGTTATGTGAGGGTGTTTGTGGCGTTGAACACAAGGAAAATGTCATCGAGCTTAATCGACTTGTACTCCGTGACAATTTGAAAAACGAAGCATCCTTCCTAGTAAGCCGTGCCTTAAAACTATTGCCCAAACCAAAAGTAGTTGTTTCATACGCTGACACGGCTCAGGACCACACTGGGGTGATCTATCAGGCTCTCAACTTCGTTTACACTGGTATGAGTGCTAAAAGAACTGAGTGGGTTGTCCGTGGCTCTAATCTACACTCTAAGACCATTGTATCGCAGAGTACATTGGAAGAACGTATAGCCAACCCAGAAAAATATGAGGTCGTAGATCGATCCCAGAAACATCGATACATTTATTTTTTAGGTAATAAACGTGAAAAGAAAGAATTGAAACAGGCTCTGCGATATAAAATCAAAGATTCATATCCAAAAGAATCTATTGATACTCAGTCTCCCACAACCACCGAGACATCAACAAAGCCTCAGATCGGTCTGAGTGTTTCTTCAAATTGATTGGAGCGTCTGGAAACATGGTCAGGGCTAATGCTCTGGCCTGTTCTTTATCTGCCGTGAGTCCAAAATATTTTTTCCATACTTGAGGCGTTACATACCGCAGTTCGATCTTACTGACACTTGCCACGCAAGCACGAGCACTGCCGAAAGAGTCACCCAAGCTAAATACTGAACTAACCCCTTGTTGCGGGTGAGCGTGAACTCTCTCAATAACGCACGAAACAAAATCTTCAGGTTCACCTTCCTTACGAGTTTTTTGTCGCAATAAATTTATCGTAGCCGTTACATCAACTTCCCATTTAACTTTACCACCACCTTTATTCATTACTGGCATATCGTGTACGGATTGAAACTGCCCATTTTCCAAAATACCAATGGCTCCGGTTAAACCCGGATCAATTCCGACAGTTATAGTCATAATCCTGTGTAATCCTCACAACCAACAAGTTGATTTTGTGGAGTTAAAGTTACGTTATGTAACGTGCAACGCCATTCCCCATTATGACTCGGTACAGAATTTTGGCAAGTTCTACAATGAAATAACGGTTTTTCTTCTTTGACGCATACGCTACGCATATCGCACCATTTGCATTGAAAGGCACTTCCATCATCACTTATGCCTGTTGGCCTCATACGAGCGTTTACGAGCGATGTAATACGTTTCTGAAGGTTCTTTTGATCTTTAATACTTGGTTGAATACGTTCAACATAAAAGTTTTCATCGTCTTTACAGACAGCAACATATAACCCACGTTTAAAATTCCCCAATGCCATACTGATTTGTACTTGTGCATAGTGTTCCGGTTTAGATTCTTTCACACCGTGTCGCTGTAACGCACTAAAACTTTTTTTGTTATGTGTTTTTATTTCAAGCAAATGAGATTCTGAACTACGAGGAACATTTTTAACAACACCATCTGCACGGCAGACAAAATGACCAGTAGAATCAGGAAACTCAAACTGAGATCCATATTCATTTACTGCCCAGACCTCTAATCCTGACTGGTGAAGGTCTTTGATGATCCGGTCCTCTTGGTTGTGTCCAGTTGCAAATAGACGCAATATGCGTCCGTCTATGGGCTTCCTAGCAAAGACTCTCCATTGAAAATATATTTTTCTAACACACTCGGTCCCAATATTAGACGCTCCAAGTCTGTGAAAATACAAAGCCTGATTCTTCTGGTAGGACTGATAGATATTTTTGATAATTTGTTTTTCAACTGAAAGTGGTATAGCAACCATTATTCAATCCAATAATTTTTTAAAAAAACCCCCAGACAGGGAGGCTGTAGGGTTAAATAAATCCTGTGTCTGGGGGTATAACCACACCATTGTGGTTAACTCTTAATCAAGGTTCCACTTACTTCCACCGTTAGAATTTTTCTTTGGTGGTTCAGAATGCTTAACCGGAGCCTTGGCTTTTGCCTTGGAAAACAAAAACGAAGCTATCTTATTTTTATCAGCATAGCCATTAGTGCCTTTTTCAACAACCACATTAGCTTGGAACGGACGTTCTAATAATTCATCCGTATCGTCTGCATCAGGTCTTCCACAAGCCGTAGCCCATGCAACTAATTGTTGATGACCAATTCTCTCGGCAGTTTCAGAATTATTTTTGGTGTTAAACTGAAACCAAATTTTTCGTCCTTGATGAGAACCATCTGCCACTTCAAATGTGACAGCAATCATTTCTCCACCTGAACTTGTTGGACGCTCTTCGGCATCGGTTGCCCTCAAGGTATATTCTCCTTTAGGCATTAGTTCAAAACTCATAGGTTCTTGTGGTGCAACTTCACTTGGGTTAAATCCAAATTTAGGCATAATGATCTCCTTAACTAAATACTGGGATGACTTCAGATAAATTTTCAAAACTCATTTCAATTTTTTCAGGACAATCGAAACGATTTTTGGCGGCGAAAGCGGGATTGGGTTGGAAATGCAAAAAACGATCTCCACTGGATACACCACGATTTTTTGTGGTATTGAAACCCGTATCAGCCTTGCGGATCACAACGTCAAAAGCTGCAAAGCACAATGCATCAACCCACTCTTGTAACAATGAGTTACAATATTTAGGAAGTTTTGGTTCGTATTTATCAAATGGCTCCGTGCGTGGGTCTTCAAATTTGTTAACCGCACTGTGAGCTATCAATACTACGTTCATCCCACGATGCTCCCGAAGATAATCTAAACCCTGTAAAATTTCACGAAACTCTTCACAGACTTTTACCTTATCTCTACCGTATGACAACTCTTTTGCGTCATAGGTATCTTCGACAGATTTTACAATTAGAGGCTCAACTAGCCAATCCACGGAGTCGATCACACAAGTTTTGAAAGTGTGTTCACCGGACAATAATGTCTGAATATTTTCAGCAACTGTTGTCGCAGACTCTGCCCGATCAAATGACACAACGTCTAACGTATCAAGACCATCCTCAGTGCTAATGAATATGGGATCAGGAAATTGACTTGCCAATGTAGACTTACCAATACCGTGATCTCCATAGATACAAATTCGGGGTGGTTTTTTTTGTTTACCCCGTCTTAATTGACTTTCAAAGTCAGCCTTCTTTTTTGACATTTTTTTCTCCTTTATGAAATTAGCGGTTGTCATTCCGCATCTGCAAAATCCCATGTCACTTCGTGATACTCTTGCTTTATCCGGTTCCAACTAAGCATCCTGACAATCTCTGAATATTCGGATGCCACTTTGGTAACCATTCCACATATCGCAGGATCACCGAGTAACAGTAAAAAATCATCTTCAGAAAAATCTCTTAATTGTGTGTGAGCCACACCTGTCAAGTAATCTGTGTCATAGGGTCGCTGTATATGACTGGGATACAGAACGTGTAATTCCCCGTG